CATCAGTCAGGTTACTTAAATACGACTGGATCATCTAATAATTTTTATGGGTATAATTCAGGTCGTTATTGTAGTGACGGCACAACAGGGAATGACAGCACTAACTACAGCGTGTATATAGGGGCAGAGACTAAATCGGGTGCAATACACACAACAGGGAACACTAATGAGATAGTTATAGGTTATGGTACAATAGGGGCAGGGAGTAATACGGTACGCATCGGCAACTCTGATATTACCAGTATAGGCGGACAAGTGGGCTGGACTACATTATCGGATGGGCGGTTTAAAATTAATCGTACAACAGATGTTGCAGGAATGTATTTCATAAAATCTTTAACACCTATAAACTATAATATTAATGTTAATAAGCTCGCAGACTTCTTCGGCGAGGATGACATAAGAGACTCTAATGGAGTGGTAACTAAGAGAGTATTAACAGCATCTGAATTGAAGGAACGGAATAAACGGAAAAACAAAATATATACAGGGCTTGTTGCTCAGGATGTTAAGAGAATAGCTGATAGTTTAGGAATAAATTTTTCAGGAGTAACACGACCTGAGAATGAGACGTCTACTTGGGGACTTGACTATGCACAATTTGTTCCTAATCTAATTAAGGCAGTTCAGGAACAGCAGGCAGAAATTGATGACCTGAAAACCAAGCTAAATGCACTTATTAAAAGAGTTGAATTACTCGAGGCTAAGTAATGATTAGTCTAATCTTCTTAGCACTTGCAAGTCTGTCATGCTCTATCATAGACACTCTGATGTTCAGATTTGATACATCCATATTCAAAACAGATAACGCCAAGTGGAATACTTGGTGGTCTGATAGGTCTAAGAGGATATGGATAGTGCAACTTAATGACGGATGGCATTTCTTTAAGATGCTTATGATAGGATTTATTATAATAGCTATTCTCTTGTATAGTCCGATATTCAATATATGGTTAGACTTTGTATTGTATGCAATAGTATGGAACGTAGTGTTTAATTTATTCTTTGATATTCTCTGGAGAAAAAGTGAATCTGAATAACCACTGTGTTAAAACAGTTAAGAAGCCGCCTAAGAATTTAGGCGGTTTCGGTTTAATGCAAAGACGGGAGCTTATTAACGGCTTCCGTTTTTTTCTCACTAATAATTTTTGCATAAACCTTTGTGGTGCTTAAATCCGAATATTTGTCAGGACTTTTAATCCATTCATAAATTGTCTCCCTGGAAACCCCAATCTTACGGGAAATAGCAGAAATTGTCAGCCCTGAATCCTTAATAATTTGCTTAATTTCGCCACTTTTCATAAAAATGTAAAAATATTTAATAAATTTGTAAGATTTTCCTTGACAAAATCAAATAGTTTATTATATTTGCATTGAAAATTATTTTAATTTATTATTAAGTAAATATAATGAAACAAAAAGACAAAACCAAAACACCCACCCCGAGGGTTTATTCCGTGTACTTACCAACAGAATATAAAGAGATTATCAAACAAAGAGCCAGAGTTGAACGCAGGAAAATTTCCGGTGTAGTCCAAAATGCACTTGATTTTTATTTTTCTCATCTTGAGGCGGCAGAATTAAAGAACAAAGTAACTGAATAATTACTATGTCAAAATTAGCTATTAAAAATAGTATTGTAAAGAATAATCACACTGGAGGCTGAACAATGTTAGAATTTATTGCGACAATATGTGGACTTGTGGCTGCATTCTTAATAGGATGCCTGCTTGGCAACGAAATTGGAAAAAAGAGCAAACTGGATGAGCTGTTTACTGCATGGAGAAAAGACAATGATTGAATTTATAATTGGCTTTTTTTGCGGAATGATTTTTCTGGTAACCATATGTGCTCTTTATGCCGGAAGTAAAGCCGACAAGGCTTATGAGGAAATTTATATAAAAGAAATAGAGAAAAGGGAGATTGCGACCTCCCCCAATTCTCAGGAACAATAACACAAACAAATATAAGGAACAAGTTATGAGTACGCAAACGCAAAAAATTTCACTTGATACCACTAATATGGATCATAGTGAATGGCTGAGAGCTCGTCAGTCAGGTATAGGTGGCAGTGATGTTGCCGGTATCCTGGGACTGAGCCGTTACAAAACACCTTTGGATGTCTATATGGATAAAATATCCCAGACTCCCATTGAGACTATTGTCACACCTCGGATGAAAGCCGGGTTAATGCTTGAGTCAGTCATTGCAGACTGGTTTGCAGAGGAAAGCGGTAAAAAAGTGATAATGGATAACAAAATCCGTAAGCACCGGGAATACCCATTTCTTATCGCAAACCTTGACAGAGTTATCTTGGCTCAAAACGGTGAAGGCACCGGGGTTCTTGAATGTAAAACAACCAATTCTTATTATGCAAAATCCTGGGATACTGAAATACCGATGGAATATTACTGCCAGCTCCAACACTATCTCCTGGTCACCGGTTATACCTGGGGAGAAATAGCTGTCTTGATAGATGGTTATGATTTTCGCAGATATTACTTCACACGTGATGAGGAATTTATTGAGGTTCTAAAAACAAGGCTAATTGACTTTTGGAATAACAACGTTATTAAAAGAGTCCCCCCATCCCCTATCAATGAGGCAGATGTTCTGAATATGTTTCCAAAGGAAATGCCGGGAAAGATACTAACGGCAACTGAGGAACTGGTTAAGGTTTATGCAGAACTCAAGAACACTAAGAACATTGTCAAGGCCCATGAGGACACAATTAAGCGGTTAGAAGAGTCACTTAAGGTTCTTATGGCTGATAATGAAGCAATTCAGGATACCAGCGGTAAGATATTAGTCACCTGGAAAGCTGCCAAAGACGGCACAACATTTAACCAGAAACAATTCAAAGAGGATAACCCGGAACTCTTTGCAAAGTATTCCGAAATTAAACCGGGATCAAGGAGGTTCTTAGTAAAATGACGCAGACTGTAGCAAGTAAGGCAAAAGAAATAATTAAACAACCCACAACCTCTGTCACCTTTAGGGGTGAAAAGAGCGGAACAGTCCTTGAGGCCTTTAATAATTACAAGGCTCAGATTGCTCAGGCAATTCCTAAGCATTTGACAGTTGACAGGATAATTCAGTTAGCAACAACTATGGTAAGCAGGTCCCCGGAAATAGCAGAATGTAGTAAAAGTTCTGTTATCGGAGCCGTTATGCAGGCAAGCATACTTGGGTTTGAACCGGTTCAGTCACTGGGACAGGCTTACTTTGTCCCATTTAATAATACTAAGAACGGCAAGAGAGAGGTACAGTTCATTATTGGGTACCGGGGCATGATAGAGCTGGCGAGACGGTCAGGACAAATTGAGACTATCTATGCTCAGGCGGTTTACTCTAATGACCACTTCGAATATGAGTACGGACTCCACCCTGACCTGGTTCACAAACCGGCCTTGGGAGAGAGGGGAGAGTTTAAGTTTGTGTACGCAGTGGCAAAGTTCAAAAATGGAGGGTTCGCATTTGAGGTTATGTCTAAAAGTGCTGTAGAACGCATTAGACGCAGTTCTAAGGCAGGGAATAGTAACTTCAGCCCATGGAGCAACTATTATGACGAAATGGCTAAGAAGACCGTTCTACGGCGTTTATGGAAGATATTACCAAGCAGTGTCGATACTATCAAGGTTGAAACAACAGACGGAAAAGTTATTGAGGCAGACTCATTCATGCAGGGGGGGGATATTAACCCTAACAAAGTGAATGAGGTTGAGTTTGCGGATGACTACGAAATAGTCTCAACCGAGGCAACAGAGCCAGCTGAGGAAGTTGAACAGTCTATTTTTGATAAGATCGACTCAAAGGGAAACAGTAAATGAACTGGTACGACCTGAACAAACTCAACGCTGAGGAAGAGCAGGAAGAAAATAAGAAAGAGTCTGAAGAGGACAGCCGTGAGGAAGACACGTCTGTTACTCATAACAACTCCGCCGGGGGGGGACTGAGCCTCCCCTCTCCCGGTTCTTTTTACCGTGCTCCCAAACCTAAAAACAAACGTGCTCCCATAACAGAGAAACAGCGTGCTCCCTCTTTATTTATAGGGGCGGAAGAGGCTTCTTGTGAGCGTGCTCCCATTACTGAAGTGGTTGGTGCAAATTTGGAACTAACCACAATTAAACATGGACTCGGGAGCAAGATAGACAGTTACTATTCCATTACAGGGGTTAAGTTAAGTGAGTCACAGGATAAGGTATACCGGGGTTATCACGAACTCGGAGCAGTAACGGATTGTGAGATGGAAGAAGCTGTGGGGGTTGATAAGAATATTGTTAATGCCCGCAGGAATGAATTAATGAGTAAGGGCTTAGTTGAGTTTGCATACAAAAAATACAATGAGAAGACCCGAAAATATAACAACGCTTACCGATTGAAAGGGAACTAACAATGAGATTCAGAGCAACACAACAGACTAAATATTACTACGATAAAGACCACAAGAAAAAAGGAATTGAGTATTTTATTAGTCAGCTGTACGAGAATATCATACACTTGAAACGCAATGATCAGATAATATTTTTCTCTCTTGACCAAGGGTTCAAGATTGACGGTGATCTGACGGATAAGCAGTATAATTTGCTTGAAAGTCTTTATGAAAAAGTTATGGGAGCTAAGGACCTCCCCTTGGGAGTTCAATACAAAGCGATGGTGATGTAATCGGGAATGGGACTACAACTGGTTTAAGATGTGATATTGTTTCTAATTATGGAAGGTATAAATCTCTTGTTTTTAAGATATATGGATTAGCCAATAGAACATTCAGATGGATTGCAAATAGTAAATGGACAGAGGTATCAAGTAAATGATTAACACCGTCCTACATCGTCTATTCGTCTCGCAATGGACTGGGAAATATTATAAACGGAGAAGGTACGAAAATGAATAAAGATAAACATATAATCCCTGAAAGTAATAGGGATGCAAGTGAAGGAAAATTATCAGCTAATTTCCCTGGTGATAATGGCACTCCTGTACCTGGAACAGAAGCTAAACCATTTACTGTTTTTAATTATGGTTGGATATGTCCTATATGTGGCAGGGGGAACTCACCTCATACAAGTTCTTGCCCTTGCAGACCAGCACCACCATTTACAATTACTTGTGGAGTAATAACGTGATTAAGGAAAATATTATTAATGAATTTATTGCACAAGTAGAAAAACTTGCAGAAGAGAAAATGTTAAAGACAGGCAAACTTGAAGGTTCTCATTATGCTGCAATGAAAGAATTACAACGTAAAATGAATGAAGAAAACAATGATTAACATCGTCCTACATAGATTATTCATAAGTCAATGGACTGGGTATAGTTTCTTACTTGGTATCATTACTGGAGTGTTAGCATATTTCCTGAATATACCTTACCTATACCCCCTTGCATTTGTGCTATTGACTAATATTCTTGTAAACTTAAACACGATTTCAGGAAAGGGTTGAGGTATTAACATGGCAGTATTCAGACAGATTCACGTCAGTTTCTGGCAAGATTCTTATGTCCTGGAGCTCACACCTGAGCAGAAATATTTTTACCTGTACCTTATGACCAACAGCAAAACCCAGCAGTGTGGTTGTTACCAGTTACCTAAGAAAATTATGGAGCTGGAAACGGGGTATAATGGGGAGACAATTGATAAACTTATTAAGGTTTTTGAGGATGCCGATAAGATAAAATATTCCCACGAAACCAAGGAGGTTTTATTGCTGAATTGGTCTAAGCACAACTTCACACAGTCCCCAAAAGTCCTAAAACTGGTAAAAAAGGAGATAGACAACATAAAATGCCCTGAATTTCGAAATCTCTGCAATTCGGTCTATTTTCCACACCTTGATACTGTATCCATAGAGTATCCATACTGTATGGATACAGTATCTATACCCAATCGTAATAATAATAATAATAATAATAATAATAATAATAATAATAATAATAACGCAGTTTATAATAATGATTTTTTTTATAATTTTATAGCTTTTGACCAAAACGAACCTCTTAAAGCCACCATAAGACTTTTGTTTAGAAATTATTGTAAAAAGGAACCTCACAACAACGAAGTTATAAGGATATTTAACCTTATCACCGGAACTAAAGGCATAAGCAGAAAGACAGGGTACTTGAAGACCGTTGATTGTTTCTGTGAATACCCACTCTTGGCAGAGACAAAAAAGAACACCCAATACCTTGCGAGTATGATTAAGGGAACCCTCAAAAATGCCTGGAATGAACACCTTGAGAAAAAGGCAAGAGAGAATTTAGAAAAGGAAAAACAGGATTATATTTCACCGGGAGAAATTAAGGAGATATTTGAAAAATTAGGAGCAGTCCAATGAGAGGCAAAAAGACAGACGTTAACCAACTGGAGATAATTCAGATACTGAGGCAAGCGGGAGCCGTGGTCTGTGATCTTAGTGCTGTTGGTTACGGATGCCCTGATCTGCTTGTTAGTTATTGCGGAAAGAATCACCTGCTTGAGATTAAGAACCCTGAGAGGCAGCGGTTTACTCAGTATCAAAAAGAGTTTTACGAAAGGTGGAAAGCTCCCATCCATGTGGTACGCAGCAAGACAGAGGCCCTGCAGGCAATAGGGGTCATTACCGACTAAGAACATTGTGTACGTATAAAAAGGAAAAATGAGCAAATTATTATCACTTTAAGACAAGGAGAATGAGATGAGAGACAAGACAAAAAAAGATTATATCCCTTATGGAGAAGAATGGGAAAAAGAAATAAATAAATTTCCTAAAAAGGACATAATTAAAATGTTAGCTGATGCACTGAAAAACAAAAAAGAAAGTGAGTGAGAAATGAAAACTTTAAGGACGATGCACTGGAAGCTATTGGGGTGAAATTATGAGAGTGCTTAAAAAAGAAGGATTGGGAATGAGAATACAGAGAAAAGAACCCCTGGGGGCAAAAGCAAAGAGTAAAGCAGGCAAACACAGGGACATAGAAAAGGCTGATTATCCCGTATGCCCGAAATGTGGAACGAATAAGTATGTGGTTTGGTACACTGAACACGAATACCAGCAACACAAAAAGGGGAGGCATAAGGGGTCTTGGTATTGGAGGGTCCAATTCAGGGGCTTCATTTGTTGGCACAAAACAAAAGGGAAAAAGTGCTGGTATCATTTCCCACTTGTGGGAAGACCATCCGAAAAGGAAAGAATTTGTAAAAAGTGTGGCAGCCCCGAGACATACAATAAACGACTTATCTGCCACGACTGCTACGTTAAGGAGCGGAAACTCTATGAACGCAGACAGGCAGTTCTGAAAAAAAATACAAAATTTTCAAAAATCCTAGACAATTTGGGATAGATAAATATTAACAAGTTTCACAAATTAGGACTGAAATTTGAAAACAACTTTTGAAAAACTAATAAATGTTCTAGTTGAGGATAAAATAATAAACGAAAGAAGTTTAAGAGATTACAAGATTATGAAGGAATATGTTGATTTAAGAATCGAGGGCGTTACGTGCCGGAAAGCGAGGGAAATCCTTGCGAACAAATACGAAATGACGGAAAAAAATATTCAGCGCATTCTTTACACGAGGGACTGAGGAAGTGAAAAAACAGGCGAAAAAGAGGGATTCCAAAACCGTGAAAAAACGTGAAGTCGGCGACCGTACTGATTATGAGTTCAATCACGTTCTCATAACGGATGCCTTTGCAAAGATACTTTTAAGAACAAAAAGAAAACCGACGTTAAGGGAACTGGCAGAGGAAACGGGGCTTCATATTAACACAATTGATTATCACCTTAAGAACCTGAAATTTGACCCAGCTAATTTTAAGGCGGTCACAGATAAGGTCGTTTCTGCATTGTCATTTCAAGCCATGAAGGGAGAACCCCGGTCTGTAAAATTATACCTGCAATTTGTTGAGGGCTTCAGAGAAAGCCAACAGTTAGAACACTCAGGCAGCTTGATTGAGAGGATCACTTTTGTTGAGGATTTACAGGATTAATCTTTGGAACTAAAATTAAAATTAAGTGAGGTTGTTGGAAAGGGTTATAAATCCTATTGGGAAAGCCGTCACCGTTACCGGGTTATTGTCGGAGGCAGAGGGAGCAAGAAAAGCACAACGGCGGCCCTTTGGCATATTGCCAATATGATAAAATACAGGGATGCCAACACCCTTGTTATCCGTAAGATTGACAGGACTCATAAGGATAGCACCTTCGCACAACTCATCTGGGCAATAAACAGGCTTGGAGTTGGTTCACTTTGGAAGGTTAAATTCAGTCCCCTGGAGTTAATCCTCATCTCAACAGGGCAAAAGATACTTTTCAGGGGGCTTGACGATCCTATGTCAATAACCTCTATTACCGTAAGCAGCGGTTATCTTTGCTGGGTTTGGTTTGAAGAATTTTTTCAGGTAACCAAAGAGACTGATTTTGACATGATAGACTTAGGAATAAGGGGGAGTATGCCGGAACCTTTATTTAAGAGTATCACGGGAACCATGAACCCCTGGAATGAAAAACACTGGATTAAACAGAGATTTTTTGATAAGCACGATTCAGATACTTTCACACAGATAACAACGTATAAACAGAATGAGTTCTTAGGCGAAGACGACATTGCGTTGTTTAATAAAATGATGTTGCAGAACCCACGCCGCTATAAGGTCGAGGGACTGGGAGAATGGGGCACGAGTGAGGGCTTGATATATGATAACTGGGAAGAAAGGTTATTTGATAAGGATAAACTGATCAGCGAAAACCCTAAGCTTCAAAGCGGTTTCGGTCTTGACTTCGGATATACGACGGACCCAACGGCTTTTGTTTGCTTCTTGATTGACAGGGATAAAAAAGAAATTTATATTTATGATGAGCACTATCAAAAAGGCATGCTAAACAATCAAATTGCAGACATGATAAAATACAAGGGCTTCGCAAAGGAAGAAATTATTGCAGACAGCTCGGAGCCGAAAAGCATTGAGGAAATAAAACGGAATGGAGTTCTAAGAATTAAACCAGCTGCAAAGGGAAGAGACTCAGTGAATAACGGAATACAATTTGTTAAACAGTTCCGTCTTATTGTACACCCCTCATGTTTAAGCACGATCCTGGAATTAAATAACTATTCCTGGAAAGATAACGGAGCAGGCGAAAAGATAAACGAACCTAACGACGACTATAATCATATTTTGGACGCCCTGAGATACGGGCTTGAAAAGTTCCAACGTGAAAAAGTAATTAAAGCAACTAAATCCTTATAACAGGAAGGAAAAGACAGTGACAAGCAACGAAATTATAAAACTAATCGAAGCCCAAGCCGGGCAAGTTACAAGCAAGATAATAACAGATATTATTGCAGACCAGTCAACGGAAAAAACCCGAATGATGCGACTCTATAATGCTTATAACCAGGTAAGCACGGCGGTCCCTATCCTCTCACGAACCTTTGAAGACGAAAATAAAATAAACGAAAAACTCGCACACGATTTCAGGGGTGACATTGTGGATACAGCCGTGGGTTATCTTTGGGGGAAACCCGTTACTTATGGAATCAAAGCAGACAATTACAACGAAGCAACCCTAAATAAAATTACTCAGGAAATTGAGTTGTTCAAACTCAGAAATAACTTAGAAGACCTGGACTCACACACAGGCAAAATGATGACAGTTTGCGGAAAGGCAGCCCGTTTACTTTACGTAGATAAGAACGGCGAAATAAGGGTGATGAACATTAACCCCTGGGAAGCAATCTTTGTTAAGGATGCAACACTGGATCAGACTCAATATGCTATGATATATTACCCCGTTACAACCGTTATCGACGGACAGAGCAAAATACTTACAAGGGTTGAATGGTACGATAAAACAAACGTCTCTTTCTGGATAAGCAGCGAGGGCGGTGCGTATATTCCTGACACCATAATGACCGAAAACGGGAACACAACCATCCCTCACATGTTTGATTTCATTCCGTTAATTGAGTATGTGAATAATGACAGCAACAAAGGGGACTTTGAAAAGGTTGAGAGTCTGATTGATGCTTATGATATTCTTGAAAGTGATGTTCAAAACGAACTGGAAGAGTTAAGACTTGCATATATGATTTTCACGGGAGCAGAAGCAACAGCGGAGGTTATTAAACAGGCAAGGCAAACGGGAGCATTCTCAATGCCTGAGGGCACGTCTGTTTCTTTCCTGACAAAGTCCCTGAGTGACACCATTATTGAGAATCACAAAAAGACCATTGCAGAAAACATTTACAAGTTTAGCAAATCAGTTGACATGAGCGATGAGAAATTCTCAGGGCAAGGGCAAAGCGGAGAATCCCGAAAGTGGAAGTTGGTTGGTTTGGAAAACAAGTGCATAAGCAAAGAGAGAAAGTTTGTTAAAGCAAGTAGAGAGATGTTTCAAGTTCTTTGCAGTGCGTGGAATAAAAAACAGATACCCCTTGTTTATACTGACGTTCAAATCACACTTAACCGAAACCTCCCAGTTGAACTTAGTTATCTTAAGGACGTAGTGACAGGACTAACAGGATTAGTCCCTAAAAAAATACTTTTGGGCTTGTTACCTTTTATCCCGAATGTTGAGACAGCCCTCTCAATGTTGGAAGAGGAGCAGGGGATGGGGTTCACCTTTGCGAATAACAACACACAAACAGAAACAACCGACGGAGCGACTGAATGACCTGGTATCACAGAGCTTCCTTTTTAACGTTGGCGTTTTTTGTTAGCAGACTGATAAGCCTCATTCCTGAAGTTATGTCGGTTATTTTATTCACAGGTGCATTGCTTGTGATAGTACTTGACTGGCTCGCACAAAGGGAGAAAGGGAATTTATGATTGAAATAAATCATATATATGAGGGGGACTGTTTGAATGTGTTAAGGGGATTCCCTGAAAACTCTATTGACTCAATAGTGACCGATCCCCCTTATGGTCTGTCCTTTATGGGTAAAAAGTGGGATTATGATGTTCCAAGTCAAGCTGTCTGGGAAGAGTGTTTAAGAGTCCTGAAGCCTGGCGGTCACTTGTTAGCCTTCGCAGGGACTCGCACACAGCACAGAATGGCGGTACGTATAGAGGATGCAGGCTTTGAAATTAGGGACATGATAGCTTGGATATATGGAAGCGGATTTCCCAAAAGTTTGAACATAGGGAAGGCGGTGGATAAGTTGCAGGGAAACGAGAGAGAAATAGTGGCCGTTAAAGAACAGAGTGGTGCTAAGTTCAAGACAGCCCAAGAACAAATGGATAACGGTGGCTTCAACGACCCAGATAGAACCGAGTTTAGCGTAGACAAAGGCACTTCCGAATGGGAAGGCTGGGGGACTGCATTGAAACCTGCATTAGAACCTATCACAGTGGCAAGAAAACCAATCAGCGAAAAGACCATTGCCGAAAACGTCCTGAAGTGGAACACAGGGGGGATAAATATTGACGGTTGCAGGGTGGATTTGTCGGGTATTGAAGAACACAAAACTCCCTGCAAAGGCAAGCTCGGCAAAAATGGCATTTATGGGAGTATGGAAATTAAATCAGATAAAGCCGCTGAATTTATGAGGTATAATTCACAAGGTCGTTTCCCTGCAAACCTAATCCACGACGGGAGCGAGGAAGTTTTGAGTGGGTTTCCTGAGACAAAAAGCGGGACTTTGTCGCCAAATCACCAACGCAAATTACAACACAATCCAGAACACAGTTGGGGGTTTAAGGGTAACGATAAGGGCTACCAGTTAGGAAAAGACTACGGTGGAGACTCTGGTTCTGCTTCCCGTTTCTTTTATTGTGCAAAGGCTTCAAAGAGCGAACGGAATGAGGGATGCGAGGGGTTGGAAGAAAAGAATTTTGGTTTTAGCGGAGGGGCAAATTCACAGATAGAACAAGGAAACGAAGAATATTTACAAGACCATATAGGGTTAAACAGAATAACAAAAATGAGGAACAACCACCCCACCGTAAAACCTATTGCCCTTATGGAATACCTTGTTAAGTTAGTCACACCAAGGGGGGGGATAGTCCTGGACCCGTTCACAGGTTCGGGGAGCACACTTATTGCAGCGGAAAAATTAGGGTTTAATTATATCGGAATTGAACTCAACCCCGAATATATTCAAATAGCAAATGCAAGACTCGCAGCTAAAACACAATTGAGACTAAGCATATGAAAACCGAATTAATTAACATTAGGGAAATAAAAACAAATCCAAACAACCCAAGAATAATTAAGGACGATAAATATAAAAAACTTGTTAAAAGCATTCAGGAATTCCCAGAGATGTTGGAGCTCCGTCCCCTTGTTATCGATGAGAACAATATTGTACTTGGCGGTAATATGAGACTGAGAGCACTTCAGGAACTCAAATACAAACAAGTGCCTTGTGTGCGTGCAAATGACTTGACAGCGGAACAAAAGAATGAGTTTATCATTAAAGACAACTTGGGTTATGGAGAATGGGATTGGGATGCGCTCGGTAACGACTGGGATGCGGAATTGTTAGATGAGTGGGGATTGGATATTCCTGGAATGAATAATTCTTTCTCAGATGCAAACAAAGAAATATTTGTTGAGGACCTTGAAAAAAGCACTTGTTTTTTTAAGTTAGAGTATACAATGCCGGAGTATGAACTCTTAAAAAAGAAAATTAAAGATAGCGGGAAAACAGCGGAGAGTATTTTTTATGAAGCACTTATTTAATTATAAATGGCAGCTTAAAGATGGATACCCAGCGCCAGGTATAAATAAAAACAATTACGATGTATTTGGGACTTTTGTTTGTGGCGGCGGTTCCACAATGGGTTATAAGCTCGCAGGCTTTAATCACTTAGGCGGCGTTGAAATCGACAAAAGAATTTCAGAGGTTTATAAAATTAATCACAACCCAAAATATTTATATACTCAGGACTTGAGAGAGTTTAACAAAAGAACGGATTTACCGAATGAACTTTATAATCTTGATATTTTAGACGGCTCGCCACCTTGCAGTACCTTTTCAACTTCTGGAAACAGAGAAAAAGACTGGGGGAAAAGTAAACGATTTTTAGAAGGGCAAGAGATTCAAGTTCTTGATGACCTGGTTTTTGTTTATTGCGATACGATTCTAAAATTAAAACCCAAAATATTTATTTTAGAAAATGTAAAAGGATTGATTTTAGGCAATGCGAAATCTTACGTTAAAAATATTATTGAGAAATTAGATTCGGGGGGATATAGTTCACAAGTGTTTTTATTAAATGCCGCGAGTATGGGAGTTCCACAAAAACGGGAAAGAGTCTTTATTGTCGGTCACAAAAAAGAAATATCATATAATAAACTAAGAATGATGTTTAATGAAAAGCCCGTATATTTCAAAGAGATAACGGGGGCTATGGGCAAACCGAACAGCCCTCACGATAATTCAATATGGGAATTAAGGAAAAGGGGAGATTTGGATTTTAGCCACACGCTAACAAGGAATGGCAAACAAGCCACCAATTGGAACTCAAAATACATCTATGGGGACAAGGTCTGTAATACGATCGCCTCCTCTAGCGGTTCAAAACTAATTGAGTTTGAGCACCCCTTCCACTTATCAGATGACAAATTAAAACAAATCGGTTCTTTCCCATCCGATTATAATTTTAATGGGATACGCCCAAAATATTTAATCGGTATGAGTGTCCCCCCCGTTATGATTGCACAAATAGCAAATCAGATTAAATTACAGTGGTTAGATAAGGAATCCCTTAATGCCTGAAAGCCCAAACTCCAAACTTTACGCATTACTCAATAAAGCTGATCTCTTTCTTGAAAAGAACATAGACAAAACGGCTGAAAAACTTGCGAAGAGCTATGAGAAAGTTTTGGAACAAATTCAGAAAGAGATTTCCTCCCTCTATCAAAAATATGGTGATGAGATAAAACTCAGTTATGCTTATGACAGACTTAACAACCTTTGGAGGAACGTAAGCAGGGAGCTTGCTAAGATAACGGGAGCGAATAAAGAGGCATTAGAGAGACAGTTTAGGGATATTTACACAGAGAATTACACACTAACAACCGAGTCATTCAGTAAGTCAATAGGAGTCCCTCTTTCCTTTGGTCAGCTGGACAACAAACTTGTGAACGCAGCTCTTTACAACCCGTATGATAAAATAAAGTGGTCAGATCGAATGAAAAGCCACGCACAAATTTACACGCAGGAAATAAAGAACTCGGTTACAACAGGATTACTCACAGGGCAAGGATACGCTAAGATAAGCAAGGGGATAACCGAGAGAACGGACATACTCGCAAACAAAACCATCCGAATTGTAAGAACCGAGGGGCACCGTATTCAGTCAGCATCACGGATCACGGGGTTTGATGCGAGTATTGTCGCAGCGGAAAATCTCGGAATAAAGACTGAGAGAGTCTGGCTTGCCACAAAGGACAGCCGTACACGGGACGATCACAGGGAAATGGACGGAGCTGTGGCAAACAAAGACGGACTTTGGCGGTTCCCTGGCGGTCAGCTTGTTGAAGGACCGGGACTCACAGGAATAGCGGAGCAAGATATAAATTGCAGGTGCACAACGTTTTTAAGGGTAAACATATAGGGATTAAAGCAAACAAATGAAATGCACCACACCTTAACGGGTGATGAGTGATCGGAAAAAGCCTGAAGGTGCCTGACCTCCCCTTTGGGCTTTTCTGCTTTTGAAAAGTTCCACTTTATTTTAGAAAACCATTGATTTCAGTACATATTCAAACGAATCCTATACTTTCTGGGATTTTCTTTTTTGCAAGGGAAAAAACCTTCCGAAATTTCCCTCCGAAAAGGAAACACGCCAAACAAGGGCTTTAATATGTCAAATCAGCCACAATTAAACATATTAAACCCGACATAAACCCCTTGCTATAATACACATGCATTAAATTTTATCCCTTACACTTCGTAAACTCCCCCGCTATCCTTTAATTATCAAAAAAAAAACAAACAAAAGTAATAATCCTAGACTTTTTGGGATACTCCCATAACTCGGAAAAAATATTTTAGCATCAAAGATTTCTTAATAATTAAACACTCACGAGGCTTAGGACTCTGAGGATAGGAAGGAAAAGAAAATGACAGTAAAAGAAATAAGCGAGTTTTTAAAAAGCAATAATGCACCCCCCGAATTGACAGCGTTTGCAGAAACACTTAAACCGGTGAACATTGAAACGGTTAAGGATTATCTCACAAACCAAGAGGAAGGGAAAAAGTTCTTACAAAGTTATTCCGACGAAAAGGTCACAAAGGCACTTAAGACCTTTGAAGAAAAAACACTTCCGTTGAGGGTGGATGAGGAAATGAAAAAGAGACATCCTGAAGAAACCCCAGCGGAAAAAGCCTTGCGGAAAACAGAGGAAAGAGTTGCACAACTTGAAAGAGATTTGAAGCGGAAAGAATTGCACAACCTGGCAATTAAATATGCAACAGAGAAAAAGATTCCCACTAAGCACCTGGAAAAATTCTTGGGGGAGGATGAGGAGAGCACTCTGAAAAACCTGACTGAGTATGAAGAAACATACCGAGACGGAATCAAGCAAGCAACAGAAGAACTTTTTAAGGCAGGTGGCAGGCAAGTTCCACAAACCCCAGCAACGGGAAAGGGAGCAGACCTTGATCTTGAAAAAATTAGTAAGATGTCAAAAGAAGAACTCGCTAAAAATGAACCTTTAATTAATCAGTTTACAAAAAGCCAAACAACTTAAAACAAAGGAGTTTTTAAAATGGCATACACAAGTTTAGCACGCTCCGTATGGAGTGCAAGGCTTAATTATAACTTAATGAACAGCCTTGTTTACGGAAAATTAACTAACTCGGATTATGAAGGCGATGCAGCCAACGCATCCGTAGTTAAGATAAACAACATTTCAGCAATCACGGTCGAGCCTTATGTTCATGGAACAGGTCTTTCCGATCCTTCCAACGTGGATACGACCTCAATTGATTTGACTCTTGACCAGAATCAGTCATTCAATTTTATGGTTGGGGACATCACAAAAGCCACAACGAATATTAACACCGTAGATGGTGCTATGGAAAACCTAGCTTATGCAATAGCAAACGCCATTGATTCTTATGTTGCAGGTCTTTACACTGGGGTGGATTCAGGAAACTTCTTGGGGACTGACATAGCACCTGAAACAATAGGAATCGGAGCCGAAGAGTACAAGGCTTATGATTTTATTGTTGACCTCGGAACAATCCTCAACAAAGCTAACGTCCCCTCTGCCGGGCGTTTTGTAATAGTGCCTCCTGACGTATTGGGATTACTCGCAAAGGACGCACGGTTCACAAGCTCCCCCGAAGTGAGAGCTAACGGTATCGTGGAAGGTCAGTTGATCTCCGGGATGCAGGTTCATATGAGTAACAATTGCCCGAATACTGACGGCTATCTTAACAAGATAATTGCCGGTTCCTCAAAAGCCATTGCATTTGCAACAGCCCTGAAGGAAATGGAAAGTTACAGACCAGATAAATACTTCGCCGATGCAGTCAGAGGCTTGCAGGTTTACGGTGCTAAGTTACTTAACACAAAAGCACTCGCAGTCGGAGTTGCTAACATCGGAACAACCAGATAATGGCAGTTAAGAAGTTAAAAAACAAAATAACCGGAATGGTGTTTCTGTTAAGCAGTGAAAGCTCTGCTTATGAAACAGCAATTAAAAGCGGAAATTTTGAGGAAGTAAAAGAAACGAAACTTGAAACAGAGGGAGCAGCCACAACGGAAGCTCCCACTGAGAAAACAAAAATTAACAAACCTAAAAAATTAGGAAGGAAAACAAAGTGAAAAGATTAATCGTTGCAGTTTTTATACTGCTCTCAATCGGAACGCAGGCACAGTGGCTTCAGGATCGTGTTCAGGTCGCAAGTAAAACGGGCTTGAATTATGTATTTGAGGGAATTGTGAAGGATACCGACACCCTCTGGAGTAAGGGACTCAATTTTGTGGGTGACGACCTTAACTATAATGTTCATTATTCCGGTGACTCTACACGAGTACGTTTACTTGCAATGGGAAGTTGGGATAATAGCAACTGGTATGCACTTGACACAATAGCAATTGACAGCAACAGGACCAAGACAGCAAGAACAGCGAGGGGAACATTCGATTACAATTTGATTCAGCCCCCGTTTACTAAAATAGTCTTTTACGGATTCGATGCCGGCGCCGGGGTAACGAATGACAGCACAAAAATAAAGTTATTTATTTACAGACGACCTTAAAAGTCCAAAATGGCAATAATAACTTTAGCCGAAGTTAAATCATTTTTAGGGATTAGTAGTACGGATCACGACGCAACGATCACGGCTCTAATCCCTGAAGTTGAGAGCTGGCTGGAATTATACCTGAATGAGGATTTTTCTGAAGGTGAATATCCAAGCGGAATAAAGTATCCCTTCAGTCAATTAATCAATTATGATTTATTCTCCCGACCAAAAGGGCAAGGTGCAAGCTCCGAAACAATAGGGGGGTATTCAATAACATACGATTTCAGGACGGTGGACGGATACCCGAATAATATTTTAGAGTTGTTTACGATTTTCAAAACGGCTCCCACTATCACTTTTGTGTAATGATTGAAACTTTTTATACAGACATTATTTCCGTATCACGTGAAAGCTCCCTGAGAGATGACGCAGGAAGCTACTCAACATATTACAGCACAATTATCGGCAGTCAATACGGAAAGATTGCACCCGTCACAAGTGATGAGAGGGTTGAGAATGAACGAAAGGGTTATTTATTAACACACAAACTATTTACCGAGGTTTCAGACATAAGGCTTGGTGACTTAGTTAAGAGTGGAACAAAGGTCTACAATGTTAAGGGAGTGATTATCCCGTTCAACTTAACCCATCATATTGAGATCGACCTGGAGGAAATTCCCGAAGGTCAGGAACTTAACACAAATGAAACTCCTATTGAATCAATAATAATGAGCGAATGATAATGACAGGATTAACCATAACAGATTTTCAGGAAGCAGCGAAAGAGCTCAATATTGATGTTCCGGTCATTATGGCAGTTGCAGATGTTGAGTCAGCTGGGGATGGATTTCTGAAGGATGGGAGACCTAAGATATTATTTGAGGCTCAATGGTTCAGCAAGTTCACAAACGGAAAATTTAATATATCCCATCCCCATATAAGTTCACCTAAGTGGGATCGGTCATTATACAAAGGCGGAGCGAGGGAATACACACGATTAGAGGAAGCGAAAAAACTTGACCTTATTGCAGCCCTTATGAGTACGAGCTGGGGGATGTTTCAAATAATGGGATTCAACTTTGAACTTTGCGGTTTTGACAATGTGATTGACTTTGTTGAATCGAATTATAACAGCACAAAAGGTCAGTTAATGTCCTTTGTCAGTTACCTAAAAAAAAGAAACATTCACACCTTTTTGCTTGCAAGGGATTGGGCAAACTTTGCAAAGTTTTACAACGGACCCGGTTACAAGGTAAACAAGTATGATGAGAAACTAAAAAAAGCATATTTCAAATATTTAGAAAGTTATCACAATGAATAAGATCACAGGAAACGAATTAGCAGCGAGGGGGTTAGAAAAGATTGATTTCAAGATTGAAGTTCCAACGGAATTATACCCTTTGAAATTACCCGAAAACCCGGGAGAGGAAGTCGGAATTGAACAAACAAAGGACGTAGTAATATTTGCGGTTCTTTTCGCAAATGCAATAATCGAAAGTTGGGAAGACGGGAAAATAACAGTAAGCGACATAATGAACTTTATGACGCCGATGTTCAAACTTCCCGCAGCCCTAAACGGTTTGGATGCAGTGCCCGCAGAACTTAACGACCTGGATGCGGCGGAGCTTGATTCTCTGATCTTGTTAGTGCACGACCTTATCGAAGTGGATTCAGACAAAGCAAAGTTAATTGTGGAAAAATCCATTAAAACAATGTATGCAATTTTTGAACTTGTAAAAGCAATAAAGAAATAGAAAGGGGCTTTAACGTGGATAGCATGGAGAAAAAAATTAACGAGATATTCACGGAGGTTCAAATAATAAACCAGAAAATTGATTGTATAAATGACCATGAGACAAGGATTAGAAAGCTGGAGACGTTCTCATCGAAAGTAACCGGGGCGCTTGTGGTGGTTTCGGCGGCGCTTGGAAGTATAACAACGTGGCTAATTACAAAACTGTGAAAAAGAAAACTTGGTATGAAAATGTATGGGATTTCCTTGACAAAAGGAAAACAGCGATCGGAACCATTATGCTTTTTGCGAGCCAGTTCGTTCCAACTCACACAGTCGGTTATCAGATACTCTTTTTCGGAGGGACATTATTAGGGGGAGTAGGAATAACGCACAAGGCAGTAAAGGGGGAGTTTACGAAGTGAGAACTGCGAACTGGAAAGATGACATAAGTCTCCATGTGAAAGAGAGGCTGAAAAACAAATTAATCTTAGTGGGTGAAATTGTCGAGGGAGCTGCAAAAGAATTGTGCCCGGTGGATACGGGAAATTTAAGGGGGAGTATAAACTTTCAATTAGGCGATGACGGCCTCTCCGTAATTGTGGGCACCCCTGTTGAATACGCCCCTCATATAGAGTTTGGAACTCGCTTTATGGGAGGCACTCCGTTTTTAAGGGCCGGGCTTTTAATGAATAAGGCTAAAATTCTTAAGGTCTTAAACTTATGATTACCGAATTAAGACGTGCAATATTTAAGGTGGGTGGATCAGTCGCTGGGATATATAATAAGTTCTATTGGGACGAGGCGCCTAAAACCGTCACTCTTCCTTATGCAATCGCAACTAAGATAACAGGGGTAACTGACAGAGATACGTCTTCAGAGTTCAAAGACGAATATATTCAGATAAATATTTATGATAGAACTCTAACAGGAGCGGAAACAATTGAGGCGGACTTAAAAACTAAATTCTATAAATCCGAGGCTTTACTGAATTCGGAAATGACAAGCACGACCGTTATTGGTATAGCCTTACAAAATGACAGACAGGCAAAGCTGGAAAATGTCTTTCAAATATCAATGCAATATTTAATCAAACTTAATTAGAAAAGGAAGTAAGAAATGGCAAAAGTAGCTGGAAAAAATGTAATTTTCAAAATAGGGGCAGTAACGCCTTCGGCGGTCGGCGTAGTCGATCCGGCAATTGATCAGTCACTTGACGAACTGGATGTAACGGATACTGCCAGTTCAGGTAATAGGGAATATTTAGCAGGTTTCGCAAACGCCTCAATGTCCTGGTCGAAGTGGTATGATACAACAGAGACCCCGGTTGAGGTTGGTGCATCATTAGTCTTTGAACTTGACTTAGGGGCCAAGGCATTCACAGGAAGTTGTATTGTAACAGGTCGAAAGATCGGAGCGGCTCTTGCTGATTCCGTGAAGTTCGATTATACAGCCCGAATCACGGGAGCCCTTGTTTATGGTAATGCAACCTAAGAGGGAATATTATGGCAAAATACGCAGGAAAAGATGTAACATTTAAATTAGGTGCTAACCCAATAAGTGCATCCGTGGCCTTTGATTTAGCAGACGATCCGACAGCCGCAAACCCAACGGTTATAAATTCAACCTATGCAACAGAGCTAACCGATGGGGATATTGTCTTTGTTCAGGGATTCATTGACGAAGGATGGACTACTCTCAATCACAGATTCTTTGTTGTGACAGTTATTGACGAAAGTTCTTTCTCAATTCCCGTGAACAGTACGGGATTTGTAACATACACAGCCGGGGGTTCTTTCTTCCTTTGTGAGACCCTCACAGAGCACGGGATCACTAACGTGGATTTAGATTCACAGATGGAAGAAATAGACATCACAGATACAACTTGCACGGCCCGGGAATACCTTGTGTCCAATATTGATAAGAATATCAATTTCAGTAAGTTCTATGATACAGACGAAACCACGCCCCTGGAAGTTGGTGATCAGCGTTACTTTGTACTGGAGGCAGGAACGGAAGTGGACGGAACGGATGAGTACAACTGTTACTGGATAGGTATGGTGGTTATTACAAGTCGGAAAATTAATTTCACGTTAAATGATGTAACAAAGTACGACTATTCAGGGAGAATTATCAGTGAGTTAGAACAGCATAAGGTTCTAATCGTATCATGATAAATAAAAAGCCTATAAATCTTTTCGGTTTGGACTTGGTTCTAACTGAAAGATACGCCTGGGATGTCCTTGTTAGCACAACGTCAGTTGAGAATATGTTTGATCTCACAACAAACATTTTAATGATGTCAAAATTTGTTGAGGGTGGTTTGAAATATAACTACCTTTCAACTCCCTGGTATAATCCCCTTAAGAAGTTTATTTATAAGCGGAAACTGAATCACAGATATTTGAGTAAACACTTAAGTATTAAGCAATTGAGTGAACTTGCTAACGAAATAAGCATTTTAGAGGGAGGCAAGCCAGCGGAGACAGATGAGGATAAAAAAAAAGTGGATACCCTGAAATAGTTGATACCGAACTGGCATCCCTATTCGTTAAATTTTATTATCGGATAACAGATAAAGACCTTAAGGGGATAACAATAACAAGGTTTTACAAGATGCTTGATAAATCAATAAGGTTGGCAGTTGCAAGCGGAGGGGGAGAAATCAGTCTGATAGACAAAGAACAAACTGAGAGAGCACAATATTTGACTTACAAGAAAGAGAAAGAAAATTTTGAGCGAGAAAATAGGTGACATATATGTTGAGATTTCGGCCGATGTTGAAAAGCTAAAAAAAGATTTAGCTAACTTAAAACAGACAGCCGGAAGAGAAGCCTCACAGATAGAAAAGGAGTTTAGTAAAACTAAATTAACCTTTGACGACAAACTTGCGAAAATGAAACTTTCACAGCTTGACAAAGTTCATGCAGCTTTGAAGGCGAAACTTGAAAGACAGATAAAGGCAAATGTCTCTGTTGGAGACCTATCCAAAACAAAGGCAGACTTAGGCAGTGTTGAAGCTGCAATAAATAAATTTAAGAACACTGGCTCTCAAGCAAGCAAAGAAGTAATATCAAACTTTGCTAATATCGGAATGGCAATCACGGGAATAAATCAGGGGCTGGAGTTAATAAGTAAGGGGATAGCATTATTTGCTGAACCATTAAAAGCCTTTGGAGAGGGTGAACTCGCAGCGGCACAATTGTCCACCGCCTTGCAGATGTCAGGGAATAGTTCCAAAACTGCATTAGAGGAACTTCAGGCGTACGCAAAGGAATTACAACAGCTCACAGTCTTTGAGGATGATGCCTATATTGCAATAATGGCACAATACCAAGCTATGGGATTAAATGCAGATGAGACAAAAAACGCCTCTCTTATGAGTGCGAACCTTGCATCATTAATGGGAGGTGATCTTGCTGGGAGTGTAAAGGTTATGGCTGACCTTTTCGCAGGGGATGCAACTATGATAAAACGCTATATTAAGGGATTAGATGAAACAATCCTGAAAAGCGGGGACATGGGTGCAATAATGGATATGCTAAACCAAAAGATCGGAGGGCAAGCCACAACGGCAGCAAATACGTCAAGCGGTGCATTAAAGCAGTTAAGTAATGCTTATGGTGATATGCAAGAGGACATGGGGGAATTAATAGCAGGTGGAATTCTTCCCTTTGTCAATGCAAGCAAGGGGTTTCTTGAAAGCACGGGTAAAACCGGGGCAGCTTTATTTATGTTTGGGCAGGCGGCACTGGGAGCTATTCCGTTAGTTGGAAGCCTGGGAATGGCGGTTCAGGGTTTGGGCCCGATGTTCAGCAAATTAAAACTTGCTATGTTATTTGATATGACAACCTTCAAAGCAAGTATGTTAGCGGCTCAGGCTTCTATGGTAACAACAGGAACAGGCACTCAAATTGTGGCAGGTGGATTCAGGACGGCAGGTTTGGCCGTGAAGGGATTCTTAACAAGCATCGGCCCGATCGGATGGGTAACACTGGGAGTGACAGCCCTTGTTACAGCTATGAGTTTCTTAGGTGATGAGACAGAGGAAGTAAACAAAGGGTTATCAGAAGCCGAAAAGAACGCAGCGAGCGAGGCTGCAATGTTTAAGAACCTCACAACCGTTATTGGTGACACAAACAGACAGATGACAGATCGGAAGACGGCCCTGAGTCAGTTACAGTCAAAATATCCCGAATATCTTAAAAACTTAGATTTAGAGAAAATCAGTTCACAGGATTTAGCAAAAGCCCTTTCCATTGCTAATGACCAATATGAGAGGAAAGCCCGGTTAGCAGTCCTGAGTCAGCAATATGACAAGGGAATTGCTGATCAGATGAGGATTGAAAAAGAAATAAAAAATATAAGCTCCGCCCCCAGTTTTCAAAGAGTCACACAGACAGGCCACCTCGTTAATGATAGCGGAAGGAATACAATAATTAAGGGGATAGTAAACGAAAGACAGAAAGAACTTGACAAGTTAAAAGCAGCTAATGATGAGATATTAAAGCAGATGTCTGAAACTTCAGGAACTCCCACAACCACGCCAACAGGAACAGGCGGAGGCGGTAAAACTAACATCACAAAAACAAAAGAGGAACTTCAGGCACTTTACGAAGTTGTTAAAACAATAACGGCAGATACGAAGGCGGCGGCATTATTAAGCTCCGCTGGGATAACAGTCCCGGGAACACAGATTCAGGGAGTTGAGGAAACCGAAAGGCCCGTTCCAATTCAAGAAACCACACAGCAAATAGTTGAAGACTACGCAAATAAAAGTGCAATAGTGACCTCACTAACAACCAACGCAGCCAATTCAATGGCTGAAGCCTTTGGGATGTTACAAATCCGTTTCTCTGAGAATGCTTCCACAATGGAAAGGATATTCGGAGGGTTTGCGAATGCGGTTATATCAGACATTCAGAGAATAGTTGCACAATGGGCGGTTTTAAATATTTTAGGATTTGCATTAGGGGGATCCAGTGGTGGAGTGAGTTTATTAGGGATGCTTGGTATTGGTGGACATTCAGGAGGAAATTTCTTAGGAACAAACAACGGGGTAATGAAATTAGCAGGGGGAGGGAATTTCACAGTCCCACAAGGCTTTAATAACGACTCATTCCCCATGATGGTGGAAACAGGGGAGAGAGTGAAAGTCACCCCTGCAGGCAGAGCAGGGGAGGAAAGCAAACTTCTTGCCTCCATAAATAATAGCATTGCCGCCATGAACATGAATCTTGTTAATAAGGACATGAGGGTTGTTGTTAATAATAATGCCCCGGACGTAAAAACAACAGTCAGAAAATTAAAAGGGACTGAAAACACACTGACAAGGCAAGGGATTAAATTCAGTGACTATTAACATTTATCTAAATACAACCCTAATAAATAATCACATTGTCAAATGTGATCAGATACCTTTGCATTCAAGAAACAGAGACTACTCCCTGGCATTAGAGGGATTTGACTTTGAACTCTATAAGGCATCATACAGCCCGGCGGTGGACGATTATATTTACGTTGAAATTGATACCGTCCTTAAATATTTCGGTTGCATTGAGGCGGTTAATTTGAACGACCAAACAGACTGCTATGAAATAAAAGTAGGACATATCCTCAGCAAGTTATTGAATAAATATAAACTCACTTATGCTAATTTACATCCGTATATTACAGATATTGGGGTTTGGACTTCTCCCCTTGTTATCGACACGTCTGAATATTATGACCATCTAATTTGTGCCACCCATGGCTTGCAAAATGATTACCCTGTTTTATTAAGATCGGTTGGCGGTGATTTACCCTCTCCATTGAACAGCTATACAGTGTATTATGTTGAGGTGGTGGACGGTGACAAGTTCAAACTTTGTGCGTACCCGGATGCAACAACCACGATAGCACTAACTAACGGTGGGACGGGAACGATTCAATTGGTCGAGGTGATTGACGAGGAAACATTATTCAAACAGTATGAGTCCGATTATTCCAATTTGACAATAACAGTCGGAAACGTGAGACTTGATTGGCTAATAAAATGTATTACAAAGTTAGCTTTCCCAACAATAACGTTTAATTTTAATTCAGTCGATACTTCCACCTTCCACAGTTCCGGGGGTACGGATTACGCCCTTAAGGATTTGTGTATGGATTGGAATATGCTTTATGCCTGGGGTCAAAACAAGGCGGCACATCACGTTTTAATAGACACAAATTACAGCAATACCCAGAACTATTGGGATAACCAAGTTACTTTATTTGAAGTGCTTAGTGAGTTGTGTTCAATGTTAGGGTTTACAATAATGATTTCAGGGACAAGGACAGCCCCGGAATTTAAAATGATTTATAACTTTTATACAAGTGCGGTGGGCGATGACTATATTTACGGGATTTCCGAAAAGCACAATATAGCTCCCTCACTTGGTTATTATGTTACCTCCCGTTACACAAGCGACCGACAGGAATACGCAGTGCCTGTGACTGAGTATGATATTGATGAGACGGTTGAGTCATCAAGCGGTCAAAAAGACCAGCTAATTGAGATGGTTAGTAATGTAAAGATATTTTGCAGGAACAAAGCCGGAGGGGCTGCAATTGGATCGATAGCTTATCCAACGGCGGTTTATATGGATTACTTAACCCTTGCGTATTATAAAAAGAAACAATACACAACTTCAGATAAAATAGTCAGCATAAAAACGGATGTGTTTAATACGGAGTATAATATTTTTAAGATAAATTTAGATGTTGCAGAGCAGGTTTATAATATCGAATATGAGGCAAGTTTATGAGTATATTTGGAACGGGCATTCCGAAAATAGCATTGCACGCAAGCCCTTACACAGAGACAAGTTTGGATAATGCCCGGATACTCAGGGACGAGCCTGAAAATGAGTATCTGGTTCATACCAGCATTATTAACGGGCATAAGGAAATAGTTCTTAAGGGAACACACTGGTTCTTTGATGTAGGCATTCATATATTTAAAACCGGTGATGACGCTGCAAATATAGCTAAGTATCAAGCCCTGGCGCAACTGGTAGGGACTAAATTCAAAATTTACAGGCATTCAGACTTTGCGAACCCGATCACAGACGGAGACGGAACAGCAATAGCATTTATGCTTTACGAAAAGATTGAAACCTATTATCAAACAACCGCCTATCACGATTACTTAATATTAAAGTTTATGAGTACGGACTATGTTAGTATGTATAAAACCAGCGTAACTACACCACCATAAGGAAAAAGAATGGCAAGAATATTAATAGCAGACAGCAACTCAGGGCACGCCAACACTTGCAAGGCTGCAATTTTAAGCGGTTATGGGAGCGACATTTCCTCTGATATTACAATAGTTGCAGACCTTTCAACGGCAATAAGCACCGCCACAAGTGATACCGATGTTGTGGCAATACTCAGGAGCTATACAGGAGTAGCAAGTGCGGTTAGTTCATTAATTCCCTTATATCCGAGAGTTATTGGTTTCTATCCCTTGGGTTCAAACACAAGTGAACTATTAACGGTCTTTGCAGAGGAAGAGCCACCCTATGCAGTTGTGCCTTCAGGTGCTGGGGATACTGAGAATAAAAACAACACGGGTTACGGGAACGGCTTGGAATTCTGGGATGATGATTTAACGGATGCAGTCCCCGGGGATTTATCAAGCTATTCAAACGGAGTAATTTTAGGGAAGCTCCTAAAAATAAAAGATACCCTGAGTTGTGATTGGTGGGAGGCAAGATTTAGAGCACGTGCAACAGCATTACAGACAGAAGATAACAGACTAAACGCCGGGTGGGATATTTACAACGGTTACGGAAAAATAGACGTAAGCAAGGCAATAGCATATAAGGGAATGATTCCGACTCACACGGTTTATTATGAGGATTTAGAAACCGAGATTTTAGGATTAGAAGAAGACATTGAGACATTACAGGATAGTGTGGATTTATTAAGCTCTCAAAATGCGACCTTAACCGAAACAAACGGAACTCTCACAGGTCAAGTTGCATCCCTTACAAGTTCAAATTTATCCTTAACAGAGCAGGTCAGTCAGTTACAAGATTTTATAAATGGAGAAATGGAGTTATATATGGCAACGAGTAGTAAGTTTGTCAAGTTCTTTGAAACAACAGGGCGTGTTCCGATTACAACAGCCCGTATTTGGTTAGTTCCTCAGTCGGATACCTATCCCACAAACGCCCTGGAACTTACTTTGGACACCACAAGGGACGGGCAATATTACAGAAATGCAGTTCCTGACGGTGAATATAAAATCTATATGGATACTTCGGGGGGGACATCACCCGTTTTATACATGAGTAATATTTATCATGCAGAAAACAGACTCACAACCGAGATAAACCGACTGAAACAGATTTCCACAATAACAGCTGATTATTTGGCACTTGTGAGTGATAGGACAATAAAGGGTGATGCGAGTTTGGGTGATATTAATTTAACACTTCCAACAGCGGTGGATAATGAGGGAATCACTTTTATCATTAAGAAAGTGGATTCCACAACGAACTCAATTATTGTAACACCTGAAGACGGTGAAACAATAGACGGGAATTCCACAATTGAAATAAATTCACAGTGGGACACCTTAACAATACAGAGTGACGGAACTAACTGGATAATTTTAGCATAAGAGGATAAAATGAAAAGAATACTTTTAATAATAACTTTACTAACCTTAACAGGTGCAAACTTTGCACAAGTGGGCTATTCACGAAGTTTATTCAGAGATAGTGCTGGGGTGAATGTCCCGGTAAACTTCAAAGATATTAAATTCGGTTCAGATGTGTTCTTCACAACTCCGATAAGTCAGGGTTCAATCGACACGACTCAAATAGTGAGTAAGACCTTTGCAACTAACCAGCTTCAAGTTAAGATTCCGAATTTGGGGGACACTTCCACCTATGCGAAGGAATGGGATATTATTTTCAGGGATAGTTTAAATATTAATGTCCCGGTAAATTTTAGACCTTTTAATTTTAATCAAAAAATTAGTCTTAATAAAGCACCACAAACGGAACAGTTTAACGTTTGGGGTAATATGTTAATGTTTACTCAGTCAGCTGGAGAGGTTGCTCATAAAATGCAATATAGCACAAGCGGAAGAGTTAGAAGCGTTTTATCAGTCCCTTATTATAATGATAGAGTTGTTTTAAGTGGGACGGATGGTTGGTATGCGGTTAGTAAAAAAAGCTCCATCACCCTTTGGGATAACGGTCAGACAGACATTTACGCAGACAGTTCAAAACCGATAAAGTTTTATCAAAACACCAACGAAATCGCATCCTTTGATGCCAGCGGAAATTTAGCAATTGACGGGACTCTCAACAGTTACCCAATAAGGCAGGGGATAGCACTGAGTGACACCACAAAGTTTTTATTGTTAGCGGATACAACAGCGTTCAACTCCAAAACCCTCACAACGGCACAACTGAGTTATAAGGCGGATACGTCAAGCGTTTTGTGGAAAGACAGTTCGGGGGTGAATGTACTGAAAAATTATGGAAGTGTATCGGGGATAAATACCTTAACACAAAAGAGTACATCCTCACAAGAGTCTGCAACTCTTGGGGCTGAATTACTTAGTGCAAGTAACTGGACTGCAACGGACTGGACTGGTGACTTTGCAACAGGATTCACGCATACAGCAGGCAATACGACTGCACTAACCAATACCTTGGCGGCAGTAACTGATAATTTATATCAGATAACATTTACCGTAAGTGGTGGAACGACTGGTTCATTTACAATTACCTTTGGTGGTGTTACCAGTAGTTCGTATAGTAGTTCTTCTACATGGGGGGTTAAAGCAACAAGTACTGGAACTCTGTCAATAACACCTGGCAGTACATTTGACAAAACTATAATAATAAGTATCAAACAAATCACAGCTCCCTATAATGCAACATACGTTATACAAGATAACACAGGAGCTAATTCCTTCGAAATACGAAATTCGCTTAGTCCATTAAGAAATCTGTTTGTTGGGGTTGGCTCAGGAAGATATAATTTGACTGGATCATCTAATAATTTTTATGGGCATTCTGCAGGTTACTCGAATACGACTGGATCATATAATAATTTTTATGGGCGTTCTGCAGGTAGCTCGAATACGACTGGATCATATAATAATTTTTATGGGCTTCAGTCAGGTTACTCAAATACGACTGGGATATATAATAATTTTTATGGGAATCAGGCAGGTTTTTCAAATACAACTGGGACATATAATAATTTTTATGGGCATCAGTCAGGTTACTCAAATACGACTGGATCATCTAATAATTTTTATGGGCTTCAGTCAGGTTACTCAAATACGACTGGATCATCTAATAATTTTTATGGGCATACTTCAGGTTACTCAAATTCAACTGGGGCATATAATAATTTTTATGGGCATCAGTCAGGTTACTCAAATACGACTGGATCATCTAATAATTTTTATGGGTATACTTCAGGTTACTCAAATTCAACTGGGGCATATAATAATTTTTATGGGTATGGTTCAGGTTACTCAAATACGACTGGTTCGTATAATAATTTTTATGGGCTTCAGTCAGGTTACTTAAATACGACTGGGGCATATAATAATTTTTATGGGTATTATTCAGGTTACTCAAATACGACTGGTTCGTATAATAATTTTTATGGGCATCAGTCAGGTTACTTAAATACGACTGGATCATCTAATAATTTTTATGGGTATAATTCAGGTCGTTATTGTAGTGACGGCACAACAGGGAATGACAGCACTAACTACAGCGTGTATATA